ACGTCAGACAATGAAATTGCGTGCCTTACACGTGCCTAAATTCAGTCGTGGAATATTCGTAGGAGACAAGCTCATATCACAAGACGATTACCAGTATACTTTCAATTACGATAAGAAGAAGTATATTCAAATTAACTACGATCACATACTAGCAACCTATGAGTAATATAGATAAGAAAGGATTAACCAAGGCTCAGCTAGAATACGTTAATAGGTTAGAGGAAGAGTTAGAGTCGTACAAGAACGATGGAGCCAAAAGACTATTGTCTGAACTATCTGGTATTGCTGGAGATTTTGCTAACGATATTAGCAGTATTCGTGGTGGAGCGATATCAGGTAAGTATATAAATGAGGACAAGGGTGATGCGATGCTTGATAAGATGTTAAAGCTTGTAGATAAGATGGATAAGTTTAAGTTACTTGCTCAGTTAAGCTCACCAGATGAAGAAGTAAAAGAAGTTAAAAAAAGCATTAGAAGACCAGAGGACTTAGCATTCAATGTCAACAAGGATAGATCATAAGTTAATAGAGGGTGCATTAGAGAAGTTTGAAAGACGAAAGATCTGTGGAGAAATAACTGTCGACCTTCCTAAACCTCCACCGTTTAGAACCATTGATAATTACGAAAAGAAAAAGAAAGACCAGAAGTTTAAGTATCTTGATGTTCCAGACAACATAGATGACTTAATAGATACACTAGGCGATGATTTTATTGAACGTGAATACCATAGGATAAGGCACGGATACTGGTTTTTTAACTATGGTAATCTTGAATATATTACAGGATATCACTACGCATTCCTTAACTATATGTATATTGATGGTGAGAAGCCATTGTTTACAGATGCTCAGCGAGATTTCTTCTATGCCTGGGATGCTGCAGAAAAAGACCCTACCTGTTACGGACTTTGCTTAACTACTCCCAGGCGATGGGGTAAGGGTGAGGTGTCAATTATTATTGCCTACCTAAGAACCATATTAAATCCATTCTCTCATTGTGGTATACAGTCAAAGACAGCAGATGACGCTAAGGGTCTGTATTCCAAGCTTGTACAAAGATGGCAGCGTATGCCTCAGTACTTAAAGCCTATTGATGAAGGTGAATCTAATCCAAAGAGTGCTCTACGTTTCTTTGAACCAAGCATAAGAAGCACTAAGGTACAAAGAAAAGAATACAAGAAAGCATTGAACTCATGGATAGACTTTGCTGCTACAGTAAAGACTGCGTATGATGGTCAGAAGTTAAAGACCTATATATATGATGAGATTGCAAAGGCAGAGGGTATTGACGTAAAGGAGTGTTGGGATATTGTTAAGTTCTGTTTGGTTAACGGATCTACAATTATAGGCAAGGCATTGCTCACCACAACCGTAGAAGATGGTGACTCATTCGAGTCTTCAATTAAATACAAAGAAATATGGGAGCAATCTAATCCTAACTCTAAACTTGAAAGTGGTAAGACACAGTCTGGACTATGGAGATATTTTAATCCTGCATTTATGGGTTACTATGGATGTGATGATGTTACTGGAGTTTCATTCATTGATGACTACGGATACTCAAGACAGGAGTTAGCAAAAGAATACATATTAAGGCAAAGGGTTGGTTTAGATGACAGATCATTAGCTTCAATGAAACGTAAGTTACCTTTAACGGTAGAGGAAGCCTTTCAAACAGATGCTAGTCAGTGTCACTTCAATGCTATTAACTTATCTGACCAGCTCACCTACTTAAGAGAGTATGCACCAAAGGGATTAGTAAACAGAGTTACATTCTATAGGAAGTCAGACAACACTGTTACTTGGAGGCCAGACCCTAGAGGTAAGTTCCAGATGTGCTGGGATTTCAAAGACCAAGCTCAATCAAATAAAAATACATTTGAACATGGACTAAGGAAGCCTAATAATACGGAGTCATTCGCTATTGGAGTCGATCCATTCGCCTCTACTATTATTACTGGTGACCAAGGCTCAAATGGAGTAGCTTACGTATATAGAAAGGATGATATAAACGATCCAGAAGATAGTGGACTTGTTGTGTGTAGGTATGCAGATAGACCGCCACTTAAGTCTATATTCCACGATCAGATTATTATGATGTGTGAATACTATGGATGTAAAGCTAATTACGAAAGTGACGTAGAAGACTACTATGAATACTTTATTAATAAAGGGTATAAGAACTATGTCATGTGGAGACCTAAGTCCACAATAGATCCCAATAGAAAAAATAAAAAGGTAAAGTACGGTACACCATCCAAGGACCCATTTGCTCTACAGAAACACTTTGACACTGTTTTTAACTACGTTGAGCTTAGGTGCGATAAAATATACTTTGAGGAATTAATACTTGACCTTACAGCCTATAAACATACCAAAAGAACAAAGTATGATGATACTGTAGCGTTTGGCATGAGCCTTCTTGCAGGAACAGAAAATGTTAAAGCACAAAAAGATGATGCTCCTTTAGTGTTCATGAAATATGCTCAACCAATTAAGATTAACTACTAAAAAACAATACTTTAAATTAATTAACTTTGTAACTGAATTTACATTAACATAAATGTCGCAATCAACATTATACGGATTTCCATCTCCATTACTTCCTGATTCTACAAAAAATAGTCCAGAGTATGGTCTAAAACTCATGCGTACAGCATATGGTCAATGGATTAATGGATATGGTGGTTATAGTCAAAAGCAAAGACAAACTAGATTTGACTATAATAAAGCTTACGCTCAGGGTATGCAGCCAATGCAAGAGTTCCTTGACTATTTAGATATCAATGGTCAACAGCCATATTCTAATATAGACTTTACTCCACTACCTATAGCTATACCTTTATTACAAAGAATCAAAGATAGGTTTAATCAAAGAATTGAAAAGATAAGATGTAATTCTATTGACCCAGTTAGTATATCTAAAAAGAATAAGGCAAAAATGGATGCTAAGTTTCGTATGGAATTTAAGGATCAAATTGCTCAGATAGAACAACAGTCAGGAATTCAATTAGAGGACCCAGATGCTTTTACTCCAGAGGATACCGAAGAGTTAGATGTTCACTTTGGATTTACATATAAGCAACGTGAAGAAGTAATGATGGAGCAGGGCATTGACCTTGTTTTGTATGATAACCAATGGACAGAGATTAAGAACGCTATTCTTGATGATTTACTAATTTATGGATTTTCTGGAACAAAAACAAACATAGATAATAATGGTCGTATTAAGATCAGAAGAATAAACCCATATAACCTTGTTGTTTCTTATAGTGAAAGAAGCGACATGAATGACCTTGAATGGGTAGGTGAAGTTTTCTATATGTCAATAACTGACGTTAGACAGCAGTACCCAGGAAAGATTAGCGAAGAGGAACTGTTTAACCTATCAAAGAGTATGGTAGGTAAGTTTAACAATCCTGCATCATTTACTTTCACGTGGAACTACCAGTATGCAAATGCTATAGCAAGACCATACGATGCATTTAAAGTACCTGTTCTTCAGCTGTCACTAAAGACACTTTATAACATTACTTACGAAAAGAATGAAGATAGGTTTGGTAAAACTATATTAGATAAAACAACTAAGGTTAAAGATGGTAAAGACTATGTTAAGTCTAAGCCATTCTATGTAGAGTATGAGGGTGCGTGGATCTGTGATACAAACTACCTGCTTCATTGGGGTGTGGCTAATAATATGGCTAAGCCAAATGATAACTTACAGGAATGTATTCTTCCGTACACTATCTATATGTACAACAATAATAGGATGACTAATAAGCCAGTCATTGAAACTATTATTCCTTCTATCAAGCAAATGCAGTTAGCTCACCTTCAGATTCAAAAGATTGTTTCTCAGGCAGCTCCAGATGGTTATACTGTAGATATTGCAGGTATGGCAGATGTGGACTTAGGTAACGGTAAGGGAGCATTGCAGCCAATGGAATTAATTCGTATCTATAAACAAACGGGTGTTATATTCTATAAGGGTCAGGTTGACGATACAGAAGGTAATTCAAGACCTCCAATCACTCCACTTAATGTTCCATTCACTGCTAAACTAGAATCGTTTATTAACCTATATAACTTTGAGTTAAACAAGTTAGAAAGAATGCTTGGCTCGAATTCGTTAGACCAAGGTGTTATATCTAATCAGGCTGTAGGTAAAGGAGTACTAGATTCTGCAAGACAGATTGGTGAGAACTCTATAAACTATGTATACAACTCATATTTAAATATACTTGAAAGAACTGCAAAACTAACTCAAATGAGATTGTGGGATATTCTAGTATTTGGTAAAAAAGGTTATGAAGGATATAAGTATGCATTAGGTAGTGACAGAGTAGATTATATCAGACTAGAGGCAGAGGATGAATTTGAAAAGACAAACTTTGACGTTAAGATAGAAGCAACTATTGATGACAACGCAAAGCAAATGCTAGAGAATAATATTCAGCAAGCATTAGCTCAACAGAGTATCGAACTAGAAGATGCTATACAGATAAGACTATTAGATAATCCAAAGGCAGCTAATTACTATTTAGTTTCGGCTCAAAAGAAGAGACGTAAATTAAGAATGGAAGAAGCTAAGTCAAATAGTGAAATGCAAATGCAGCAGGCAGTACAAGCTGCTCAAGCTAAATCACAAGGAGAACTTCAACTAGAACAAGCTAAGGCTCAGTTTAAACTTCAACAATACGAAGAAGAGTTAGAGAATGATAAAGAAAGAGAAACACTTAAGTACTTTAATATACTTAGAGTTAAAACGCTTGAAAAACTGTTGGAGCAAGGCACAAGTATTGATGAAATGCCTTCATTTATATTTGATGGTATTGACGCTGTTGTTAAAACTCAGAAACAGATTATATTGGAAGAGCTGCAGGATCAAGCAGAACAACAACAAGCTAAAGAACAACAGATGGCTGCTCAACAGGAACAACAAATGCAACAAGAAGAGCAGGGTGTTCCTATGGAAGAAGGAGAAATGCCAGAAGAGATGCAACAACCTATGATGTAAAAACCAATTATAATTATAGTTAATTTTGTAAACAAGGAATAAATACACACACAAAGAATAAAAGGAAGAATATTTTATGGAAGAAAATGTAAACAGGGCCACATCTTGGGAGGATGTCCTGAACAATAATTTTAATGCTCCAGCTCCAGTAGAGGAGACTGTAGAGATTGTTGAAAGCAATGAAGAGGTAGTAGACGTTATAGATGAGTTAGTTAATGAGGAAGTAGTAATAACTCCACAACCAGCTGCAGTTGCTCAAGAAGTAAGTCAGGTATCTGATTTGGACCCAAACAAGCAAGCATTAATAGATGCTATACTTGATGGTAAAGAAGATTTAGTTTACGACTACTTCAAACAAAAGAATACAGACTATAATCAGTTTAGTGATATTGATGTCATTAAAACTAAGATAGCAAATGAAAATCCTGGATGGGATGCTGACGATATTGAGTTAGAGATTGAATCAAAGTATGGCTCATCTCTTCTTAGTGAAAAGATAGATATAAGCGAAATAGATAAAGACATTTATCCAGATGAGTATAAGGATGCTCTTAAGATAAATAAAGAAATTGATAAGGCTGAAAAGCTTTTAAAGAGAGACGCTAAGGAGACAAGAGTTTTCTTAGAAGAACAAAAAAATAACATTTCCCTACCAGTTTCCGAAAGGAGATCAGTAGAAAAAGATACAGTAAGTACAGAGAACGTAGAAGCCTCTGCAGAATATACCCAGGAAGAATTAAAACAAATTCAGGCTGATTGGATTTCTGCAGTAGAAAAAGGTGTACCAGAAGTGAGTGAGTTTAAGTTTAAATTAGGAGACGAGGATGTATCCTATAAGATAACTGAAGATGAGCAAAAACAACTCGTAGACAAAATGAAGGGTTTTAACGCAGAAAGTTATTTACTTGAACGTGGATGGCTAAACCAGGATGGAACTCCTAACATAAAGAAGATTACCGAGGATGTGTATATTCTTGAAAATAACGAGAAGATTTTTAGGTCAGGTTGGACACAAGCAAAGGAGAAAGCAAAGATGGATATTATCAGTAAAGATATTAAGAATATCAATCTAACACAATCTCCTAACACGGTTGATGCCCAAGGCTCGAATCCATATAGCTTTGGTGACTACGTGCTTGGATTATAAAAATTTTACACACATTTAAAAACAAAACAAAAAGACTATGTCAACTATCCCTAGTGCTTATAGCACCGCATCCGCAACCAGAGCAGGAACCCTGATCTCTGAGTTGAACATCGTTGTACCACGTGCATATCGTGAGTTCATTGATAAATTCCAGTTTGTTCCTTACGTAATGATGAACGAACTTGCTGGTAACACATTAGCTTCTGATAACAAGCTATTCTATCACTACGAATCAAAAGGTCGTCAAATGTCATTTGTACGTGCTGCAGGTACTGTTTCAGGTGCTGCTGGTGCTTCAATTACATTTACTATTGATTCTGCTGATTACTTTGCATCTGGTACTAAGTCTCTTCCAGAGGTTGGATTGATTCTTTACAATGCACGTACAGGAGTTGAAAACCGTGTTACAGCTGTTAATAAAACTACTCCATCTGCTCACACAGTTACTATTGCTCCAGTTATTGCTACTGAAAATGCAAGTGTTGTTGCTGGTGACGAACTTCAAGGTCGTGGTTACAAGTATGTAGGTGAAGCATCTGACTACACTACTACTACTATCCAGGGTATTGATAAGTACACTAACTACGTAACTCAAATTCGTATCGACTCTAAATTCACAGATTTGAACTTAGCAGAAGCGATTGACTTTGAATACGATGGTCAGCGTTACTACAAATACAAGCAATTGGCTGATGACAACAAGAAATTCTTGTTACAACGTGAGTTAATGCTTATGGACTCTAACTTGACTGACAACTTAGGATATAATGAAACTGGTTCTGCAGGTGTTATCCAGCAAACTCAAGCTAATGGCTTGAACATTGGATACTCTACTTTCAGTGCTCAGAACACATTTGCTTCTATTGAGCGTCAATTAGACTCTCAAGGTGCTCCACAAGAATACGATTGGTTGTGTGATGTTAAGCAGCACATTGCTATTCAGAATGCTTTGGGTGCTGATTTTAATAACGGTGCTATCCTTTACAATCAAGGAAATGAGTCTGGATTGAATGGAAACTTAGATTTAGCTTTCGGCTTTAAGTCTTTTGCTCCATATCAGCGTAAGTTCAACTTCACTCGTTACCTACCTTTCTCTGAGCAAGCGTTCTACGGATCATCTGCATCTGGAACCACTCGTGAGAACTTCGGATTGTTGATTCCAAAAGGATCTTCTTCTGATGCGGTAACTCGTAATGTTGTACCTCGTTTCAATGTTCGTTTCCAGGATATCCTTGGTAACGGTCAAAAAGTTCAAATTGCTGAGACTGGTGGTCTAGCTAAAGTTCCAACCTCTGCTAAAATGGAATTGGTTGTTTCTCAAGTAGCTTACTACGGTGTTCAAGTAATGGGTGCTAATCAATATGCTATCGTAAAAGGTAGCTAATAATATAAGGGGAGGGTTCGCTCTCCCCTTTATTTGTTAAATCTAGGAAGAAGAAGAAAACAAAAAACAATAATACACATACACACATAAAAAGAAAATGGAAGAACAATTAGTAGTTAAAAAAAGGGGAAATCCAAACTTTGGTAAGAAAGAAGAATTATCACAAGACTTTTTGGATTTAGAAAAAACATATCATTTCGTGTTAACTAAAACATGGGAAGGATATAAGCCAAGAGATAAAGAGGGTGGTCATATTAGTTCAAACCCATATCCTCCAATTTTCTCTTTGCCAAATGAAGGTATCACAATTGATGATGCAACAGGTAAGAATAGACGTTGGAGATGCTTAAGAGGTATTGATACTATCTGGGTTGATGAGCAAGAGGGTGTAGAGCCACAAAGCTTTGAAGACTATGAAGACATTATCTTTTCTACTGGTCATTTAACCGTTAAGGGTTATGAGAGAAATAAGCTTGCAGCTTTATTAGCTCACGATACTTATGAAGGAAAGAAATACAAGAAGGCAAATGTAAAGCCTGAGTATAGATTGATTGATAGAGACGCAGATACTAAACGTGCTCTTGATTCATTAGATGTAGAATACGAAGCTCTTAAGTTAGCTAAGGAATGTTCTGATGATGAGATGCTACCGTTTGCATATGTACTAGGTATTAATCTAAGTCAAACATCTAATAGTATTCGTAAGGATTTTATTATGAGAGCTAAGAGTAACCCAGCTTACTTTATTAAGCACTTTGTAGATCCTAAAAACAATATTATATTCAAGGTTAAAGAAGCCTTGGAGAATGATATTATAAGTTCATCTTTACTAGAAAATAAACTAGTATGGAGTGAAAGTAGAAAGTTTATCACAGATGTTCCTAAAGGTTCTGACGTTCCTCAATTGGTAGCCAAACTTGTTCTTCAAGGAGACAAGGATGTTGTAGCTGCTTATGAGCAACTGAAGAAGATGTAAGAACTTCCCTGATTCCTTTCTTTTGTGTAGTTAGCTCCCATCCTTAATTGGTTGGGGGCTTTCTTATTAGAGCTTAAAAAACACTTTTAAATATTGATTATCTTTGTACATAATGAATATAAATCAAGCACATCAATTTATAGATTTTTTAATTAGGCAAAGTAACTCAGGCGTTTACTTATCTCCTACAGAAAAGGATTTAATATTAAATAGAGCTCAGACACAATACTTCAATAAGCTATACGGTAATCAAAATGATTATAGATACGATAGACCAGTACCTAAAATATCATATGCCGTAACTGAAAAAATAAGTAGAAGTTTAGCTCCGTTTTTATCTGATCCTACAGCACTTGTTATTGATGCTAATGGTCAAGTAAATACACCTACGGATTTGTATCAAACAGTATCTGTAACACATACAGTTAGTGGTCTTGATTATGAAGTAACAAGAGTAGAGCAGGATAGAGTATCAAACAACTTAACTTCTTCAATAGAAGCTCCAGATGCTAAGTATCCAATATATACTCAATTAAGAACCAAGCTACAGTTTTACCCTAAGAATTTAGCTACTGCAACAATTGTTTATCTTAAAAAACCAATTGATATGGTATGGGGTTATACACTTGTTGGTGGTGTTCCTGTTTATAATTCAGGTACCAGTGTACAGCCAGTTTGGGAAGATATGGATATGAATGAGG